CATTAGACGAGAATGATATTGATATAAACGCAGAAAGTCTAAAAGAAAAAATTAGCGAAATGAATAAAACATCTGAACCAGAACCAGAACCCAAACCAGAACCTGAACCAGAACCGGAACCGGAACCCAAACCAGAACCTGAACCTGAACCCGAACCTGAACCTGAACCTGAACCTGAACCAGAACCCGAACCAGAACCAGAACCCGAACCTGAACCAGAATCTCAGCAAGAGACTGAACTACCAGAACCAGCACCTGTAAAAGAAGAACCATCAACTTTACCACCCATTCCACCAAATGAAAATAATAAATGTAAAGCAGTTGAACGTGATATAATACCTAGTGAAGATTGTAATCCAAATACACAAAAACCTAAACCTAAAGCTTGGTTAAGGTTTCATCCAGATAAAAACGAGCAATGTCAAATAGAAGCAACTAAAAAATTTCAAGAATTAACCAATACTTGTGAACAATATAACCCCGCACCAGAACCAGCACCAGAACCAGAACCAGAACCAGCATCAGAAACAACACAAGAACCAACACAAGAAACAGCACCGGCAGTACCCACAATTACAGGTAGCGGAAAAAGACGCAAAACAAAACGAAATAAAAAGAAACGTATCAATAAAAAGAAACGCTTAACAAAACGTTCCAAATAAGGTATATTGGATAAAGTATTTTATTTGCATATTTTATAAGTAAATATAATACATAATGGAATTGGAATCCGATTTAGCGAAAGAATTATTTGATAAAGTAATCCTTCCAATACAAGCCAAAAATATAGATTCAAAAAAAACATATCAGAACATTCCAGTAAAACAAGACAATATAGAACAAGAAAAAACACATAGAGAAGCTTTACTGCGATTAAATGAAAAGCATAAAAGAGAAAAAAAAGAAAAACAAAAGGAAATGAAAAAAACACAAGAATTAGAGAAGAGAAGACAAGAATTAGAAGATTTAAATAAAATAATGCAATCTGAACCTGTATTACCAGAACCACCAGCACCAGCACCAGCTTCAGTACCACCAGCAATAGAAACCCCTGCCATACAAACATTACCAGCACCACCAGCTCCTACATTACCAGCAATAGAAGCACCAGCACCACCGGCAATAGAAACACCTGACATACAAGCATTACCAGCACCACCAGCAATAGAAGCACCTGCTATACAAGCATTACCAGCACCACCAGCAATAGAAGCACCAGCACCACCGGCAATAGAAGCACCTGCTATACAAGCATTACCAGCACCAGCACCACCGGCAATAGAAACACCTTCTATACAAGCATTACCAGCACCACCGGCAATAGAAACACCTGCTATACAAGCATTACCAGCACCACCAGCAATAGAAACACCTTCTATACAAGCATTACCAGTACCACCAGCAATAGAAACACCTTCTATACAAGCATTACCATCACCACCCTCTCCTACATTACCAGAAATAGAAACGCCAACAATACAAACACCAACATTACCTACATTACCACCTCCCGAAATAAAAGTAAATAAGGAAGAACTTTTATCAGAAAATAATATAGATAACTTATTAACAATATTAAGAAAAACATTATCACAAAAACAAGATGAAACAGAAAATATAATTGAACGAGATGATAATGAACTTGTAATAACACCATCAGATGACAATAAATTAATAGAACCTGTAAATAATAATTCAGAAGTAGAAACAGTTGTAAGAACACAATCTTCAGCACCAGCTCCAGAACCAGCACCAGCTCCAGTAATAGTTACCAGCTGTGATGATGAAGATTGCCAAGAACCTATAAATACTTCTCAATCTCAACAAGTTTCGCCAGAACAAGACATTTCTCTAACTCCACATGATTTATCTGAAGAGGAGTCAATAACTAATCTCACACAAAAAATACCAGAATTAAATATTGGAGATAAAATGAGTTGGATTACACAAGCATTAGCAGCATTGTTTTCTACAATAGGTAATTTATTTACTTTTGAACCAGTACAAGACAATGACCCATATGTAAATGAAGAAAAAGAAAGAGAGGGATATGTATACGTAGGTAAAATGTATATGAAACCAGAAGATGAAACAAAGAGACCAGAAAAGGTAAAATATATAAATTATAATCCAACTGAAAAGGATTTTTATATAGATGAACGTGAAGAAGTAAAAGAATAATTCATCTTTGGTAAAAAATAGTTAAATAATCATCCATATAATAATTTAACTATAATGTCTTTTCAATATGTCATGGCAAATATTCAAATACCGATTAAAGTATATGAAAATAACGTAACAGAACCATTACCAGAATACATAAAAATAAATATATCAGAATGTAATGAATTGCCAGAGAAAATGGAAACACCTGCAATACAAAGTGATTTTATGAATAAAATACAAAACATAATATCATCAAATAAGGAAGAAAACCAAGATATAGTAGAAATGCTTACTATATCAAGTGAAGAGTTGAATCACAAAAAACAAAAAAAAAGACCACATAATATGACATTTAAAAACAATATAATGTCAAAACGAAGAACACTAAAAAAGTATGCTTAATTCATAATATTAGGACGTTGTCCCTTCTCAACAATTAATGGTTCAGGAACCATAACAGGAAGCTTATCAATAACATTGAGCGATTTTACATTATGAATATTAGGGTTTACGGGTGCTTTTGGTTTAACCATATTACTTGTGCCAATACCAAATAATTGTGATTCAATATCACAAGGATTACCAGATAGATTTCTAGGAGCAATACGTCCTTGTAATAATCCATCGCCAGCAAAATAGGTATTAACTGGATTTCCATAATTATTTTTTTGACTTGTTAAGTAATCGCACATATTAGTATTTGATAATTGTTCTAAAGCATAATCGCCCTCATTATTTTTACTACGTGTAGAAGCCATCTTTGTATATAATAATATATATTTTATCTACAAAGAAATAACCTTATTTATGAAAAACTTTGGCGTGTAATTTTTTATATTCAGCAATTTGTGATATATCTGTTATATTTTGACTTGTGAAAATAGTCTTTAATAGAGAGTGAAATAAGTCTAAATAATCATAACCAAATAAAATCGTTAAACCAATATTAGGGTCGGTTGAAAACATATAAGAACCTACTTTTTTATATAACTCCATAATTTCAGGTAAATTTATTGTATTTTCCATAACATAATCAAGTGTATGAGCGGCAGATTCATAATCATACATCATCTCATCTTCAGTTTCATCATCTAAATCCATAGTAGTAGTATCGGGATAATTATTCGGGTCCATTTTGAATACATTGCGTAGACATTTGCGATATTCGTTATTATTAGAATATTGAATGTTCAAATTAGTTGGATATGAATATACAGATGTCATCATTTACTAAATAGAGTAAAGTATAATGTTTATGTTATTTTTCAATAAATATTATACGGAAGGGAAAAATTCCCAATCTAAATCTTCGCATACTTTTTTCCATATCATATCTTGTTCGAGTTGTTTTTCTCTATCCTTCATCATCGGGATATAGGGTAAATATTGTGTTTGGTCTAATAATACACATAGTTGATGTAAGGTATACGTATAATTAAAAAAGTTGGTTCTATTAGCGGGACAATGGACCGCCCAAGGTTTTTGAATTTCAATAAATAATACACATAACGTTTCGTGTAATTCTTCATTCATAACCGGTGGTTTTATTCCGAAAAGAGAATTGATATATTGTATATGTTCGAAGTATTTATTAAGACCTAATTTACGTAACAACTCTCTCATTTTGTCGTAATTAATTTGAGACATATCCGTAATTCTTTCTTTTTTAATACGGGCTTTTATAGCATCAATCACTTCTTCCGGTATTTGTGTGGTTTCTTTCGCTTGAAACTGTGAAAGGATTTCTTTAAAATGATTAAGACGTATATAAGCAGTATATGAAACTTCATTTGGAGGATCTTTATTATTTGGTTTGGAACTATCTACAATATAGGTTATGAATTTACCACAAGAAGGGTTATTGCAAATTAAAATACCCTCTTCGTCTTGTGGTATCATTTCGCCCATTTTACAAAACTCACACGTGTCGGACTCAACAAAATAATCTTGAGAATTAGTAAATTCATTAGTCACATTTCTCCAATATTGCTGTGTATTTTTTTTGGATTGTGTGTATTTATGAATATTTGCATCAGGCGATTTATCATCGGATTTAATCTTAAAAAAATTATTAAGTGCGTCGGTTGAAGCAGTATCGTCAATATTTGATGAAATCTGTTGTTTTTGTTCGAAGTAATCAAAAATGAATTTGGAATTGTTTAATAAATATTGTTTCTTTTCGTGTTTTAATTCCTTTATTTTATTACGTATTTCTTTGATTTTATCTTTACAATTCATAATCTCATCAATTTGTGTATGCTTCAACGTATGAATATGTTTTTTGATTTCTTCTTTCTCTCTTTCTAATTGTGGTATAGTTTCAGTTTCTGTTTTATTAAAGTGGTCTATTAATTCGCTATGTTTTTCATCAATCGTATGTATAGTTTTTGATTGTATAGGTTGCCCCTTTTTTTGGCTTCCTGTCATTAGATGAAGTATTTTATATAGGTGTTTTTATGTTAATTTTTTGTCAATAGAATTATTACACTAAAAAAGAAAGGATAGAGTAAATAAGAACAAAGTAAGAATTTTTATAGCATGCATGTTGTAGTATTCGTATGAGTATGAATAACAAACGGAGGTTTTGAAAAATAGCATTGTTTGCAGTTAGTGGAATACCACAATGTAATCAATACATATAATCCTAATATATAATATGTCATTTTGCTTTGTATGTTGGTAATAATAACACGCAAAGTTTATCAATTTTGTAACCACTTAAACATTAGACATAATACATACTAATGTTTATAAACTGTGTAATTATACCTATAGCAATATACCAATTAGTAGTATTACAACAAGATTATGAAATAATAAACTTGAAAGTATACGATAAATTATTTCCATCAAAGGATTATATATTTTACATAGACGACTTACCCTATTATGGAGAATTATCACAATTATCTCACGTATATAGTAATTATGGTTATGAACCGAAAAATGGATATAGTATTTCAAATAACACACTTGTAAACGACCACAAAGGACGTGTGTATTATAAAAGGGGTAAACAACTCTTCAATAACAAAGATGTATTTTCATATTATGCTGTAAATAGAAAAACACAATGTGTATCAAAACGAGGGGAAATAACAATAGTATCATCAAATGGAATAATAACAAAAAGTGATTTCTTAATTGATAATGAGAATTGGTTAATAATAGGAAATAAAAAAGAAATGGATTCTGTTTTTTCAAAAACAAGTATTGGTACGATATCTTATTATATTTATGGAAATGATAATCTAATCAATACAAGTAATATGAGAAACGAAATCCAAGAAGATAAAAGTTTATGGTATTTTCAAGCACCTAATAAGTTTTTAGGTAATATAGCCGTAGCATATGGTGGAAATATAGAATTTGATATAGTATCTTTTTCGGGAGATTTTTCGAAAAAAACATCTGAAAATAATTATGCGGTCATACTTGAATGTGATAGTTGCAATAAAAAATTAGGCATACCAATATCAAATGTAAAAGGATTGAGTGAATTTATGGGAAACCCTTCACATATATCAATATCAGTATTAGAAAATACAGGTTGGTTGGAAGAAGATAAATCAACCGGATTATTAAGAGAAGTAGTAAATAAATGTGATATAATATTCATTTTATCAAATATATCGGCAATACAAATTTTAGGTGACTGGACTCTATGGTATGAAACTATAGGGATAGATAATGTAGTTATACAAAATGAAAAATCAATGAAATTGCCGATATGTTAGCACCACATACATTTTTGTAATTTGGTAGCACAATCCAGGCAATTTCTTGGTGCTAAATATAAATATCCAAAGGGATTACATATATGGTCCGGATTGCTATATCCATGAACCTTCTTTTTTCTACATTTTCTACATTTATATCTTGCGGGACATAATGGCACTTCGTTTTCATGAATTTTATGTTCTTTACATATGAATTCGTGTTTAGTAGGTTTCATATATTTTTCTATAGAGCTCATAGTAGTATTCTATATTGAGATTTTGTTGAACTCGTAAATAGTTGAATAAAATCGTATTTAGAAATAGTATAATGGATAATAAAAATAGTGAAACATCTTTATTCGATTTACCAAACAATATAAAATTAGAAAAGCCTGTATTTCAAAAAATGATATTTATAATGAATGCTTTAGATGAAGGTTGGAGTATTAAAAAATCGAAGGATTCCTATATTTTTACGAAAAAACACGAAAATCGACAAGAAATATTTCAAGAAGACTATTTAGAGAAGTTTTTATTAACAAATAGTTCATCGAATGCTTTATTATGCAAACAAATATAATATTTTTATCCTTATAAATATTATAATTTTATAACCAGACATTATCTAGTAAATACAAATATATTTAGGATATTACAACTGTAATTAGAAATTTACAATTGTAATTTAATAAATCGGCGATAAAATTACAAAAAATAGAATTATCGGTGAATATGGTATTAGAAAAATTATGTGTGTTTAGCAATAGTCTTTAAAAAAATTAATTATACGTTTTTTTCTGAAATTTTTTTCTTTGTAAAGTATATAATTCCATACAATGGCTGGAGGTTTAATGCAATTAGTCGCCTATGGCGCACAAGACGTATTCCTTACTGGAACCCCTGAGATTACTTTCTGGAAAGTCTCTTACAGACGCCACACTAACTTCGCAATGGAGTCCATCGAGCAGACCTTCTCCGGTCAAGCCGATTTCGGTCGCCGTGTTACCTGTACTATCAGCCGTAACGGTGATCTTGCCTACCGCACCTACCTTCAGGTAACTCTTCCCGAGATCAACCAATCCATGAAGGGTTCCTCTGGTGACGTTCACGCCCGTTGGTTAGACTTCGTAGGTGAGCAGCTCATCGCTCAAGTTGAGGTTGAGGTTGGAGGTCAGCGCATTGACCGCCAATACGGTGACTGGATGCACATCTGGAACCAACTTACCCTTTCCAAGGAGCAACAGACTGGTTACTACAAGATGATCGGTCACACTACCCAGCTTACCTACCTTACCAACAAGGACTATGCTGACGTAGCTGGACCTTGCGCTGCCAACGGTGCCCCTAACCAGGTATGTGCTCCCCGCAACGCTCTTCCCGAGACTACTCTCTATGTTCCTCTTCAATTCTGGTTCTGCCGCAACCCTGGACTTGCCCTTCCTTTGATTGCTCTTCAGTACCACGAGGTCAAGATCAACATTGACTTCCGCCCCATCGGTGAATGCTTATACGCTGTAAGCGCTCTTACCGGAACTGGTGACTTATCCGTCCGTGCTGCTTACCAGCAATCTCTTGTTGCCGCTTCTCTCTACGTTGACTATATCTTCCTTGATACCGATGAGCGCAGAAAGATGGCACAGAACCCCCACGAGTACCTCATCGAGCAGGTCCAGTTCACTGGTGATGAGTCCGTAGGTTCTTCCTCCAACAAGATCAAGCTCAACTTCAACCACCCATGCAAGGAGTTGATCTGGGTCGTACAGCCCGATGCTAACGTTGACTACTGCAACTCCCTTGTTGCTGGTGAGACTCTTTTCAAGACCCACGGAGCCCAGCCTTTCAACTACACCGATGCCATCGACTCTCTTCCCAACACCATTGCCGCTTATGGTGGTGTTAGTATCACTACTGCATCTGATGACGATGACTATAACCTTGCTGGTATGACTAACACTGGTGCTAACAACGCTGCTGCTGCTGAGAATGAACCATCACAAGGTCTTTCCGATGCCGGTTCCTTCGTCCTTGCCGAGACCGCTCTTGACATGCACTGCTGGGGTGAGAACCCTGTAGTCACCGCTAAGCTCCAGCTTAACGGTCAGGACCGCTTCTCCGAGCGTGAGGGTTCCTACTTCGATACCGTCCAGCCTTTCCAGCACCACACCCGTGCCCCTGATGCCGGTATCAACGTATACTCCTTCGGTCTTCGCCCCGAGGAGCACCAGCCCTCTGGTTCCTGCAACTTCTCCAGAATTGATAACGCCGTCCTTCAGCTTGTCCTTTCTGCCGGTGCCGTATCCGGAACTGCCACCGCCAAGGTCCGTGTCTACGCTGTTAACTACAACGTTCTCCGTGTTATGTCAGGAATGGCAGGAATAGCGTATAGTAATTAGGTAACGGACATAAATAACGTGACCTACAAAAGTATTTTAATAAAAAGGGTTTTCCCACAAAAACAACATAAAAAATGTAAAATAGTTAATCAATTACCCAGTCGGTTTTTGAACCTCTATAAAATATAATAAAAATATAATGTTTTTATTATATAATCAATCTAATTATTCGTTTCCTTTTTTGATTTCCTGTAATCAGCTAATTCTTTCGCTTTCTTTTTCTTATATTCTTCATCTCCATATTTTTTTCTTAATTCTTCTCGTTGTTTTTGTTTTCTAATACGTGCTTGTTCTCGTTTTTCTTCAGGTGTTTTTTTGTTTGTATTTTTTACAATATTTTGTTGATTTCTTTGTTTTTGTTTTTGTTCTCTTTCCCTCTTACGATACTCATCAATACCAATTGTTTCAATGAGTTTATCTCTATATTTTTGTGTTTTTGTTTGGTTCTTTTCTTTTTGTATATTTGTGGAATGTTTATTATATATCATTAACATTTTTTCAAACAATTCATTCAATCCAATATCCTTTTTAATATAGTTACAAGACCCGCAACAAGAATTCAAATTACTCATTATATACCCCAATTTATTATCAATACGGTCAATGCCATTTGTCAAATTATCAGAACCATCTCTTCCACATAAATAACAATTACCAGCTATTAATTCTACATATTCATCATTTGTTAACTCAAATAATAATGATTTATTGTTTGCACGTCGTTTGTATTCATTATAAGAAGCCGCACTATAACTACTATATTCTTCAGGAAAATAACGCCCATTAATTTTGTTATTATATGTCAAAATATGTTCTATACGTTTCAAAAACACATCGGTAGATAAAGAACATTTCATATAATTACAAGTCTTACAACAACTTACACAATTATCCAACACATAACCTTTATTTGAATCCAATCGGTCAATGCCATTAAACCCACGTTTTTGAATAACATTGCAATAATGACAAGTTTCTTTTACGATTTTATTGAATTCTTCTTGGGATATTTCAAAATCCAAGTTTTTGTCTCTTGCAGACCGAATGTAATTCGAATAATGTATGTTTAAATTTTCTAATCGTGATTTATTATTTTCTTTAGTTTTTTCAGGATTATTTTCCCTCCATTGTTTTGCATTTTGTGCGTTTCTTTTCAAATATTCACTAATATCTTCGTCAATACGTCGCTGTCTATGATTCATACAATACATAACAACCTTTTCATAATTTTCTTCTTTCCATTTTAATTTTGTTGCGAGTCGTTCCGGTTTTTTAGAAGCAACACGGTCCAATTCATTACGATGTTGTTTATCTCTTTTTTGGTCTTGAATACGGTTACTCACTCGGCAATTGTTACACGTCTTTGTATTACCACCATTAACTCCAATAAATAAACTATTTTCTAACACTTGACAACACGTCGTGCAAGTTTGATGTGTATCTGTTTTTTTATTATTTTTTGCTTTTTCTCTACGAGAGCGTTCTTGTTCTCTTTCTTTTTCTAGACAATTTTGACAACGCGTATAATGATAATCCAACTCTAATTGAACTCTACACCCACGAACGTAATTTTTACATACCTTTTTACCCATAGATACGGTATCATCAACAAATATACAAATCTGGTGTTTCTGACAATATTTGTTCTCTTCTGAACGTTTGAATACACATTTATCATTAGCACATAATACAATGTTTTCACGGTTTATTTGTTTATTTTTCTTTCCTCTACTACGACAAGACGCGCACGTCTTACCATCTGGTATATAATATGACTTTTTACAACCGGAACATATTTGTAAATTTGATAACATTTCTTCTGTATAATCAATCATATAATCGTGTTTTTTACAGAAACGTGTATCATTTATCGTATTACATCTACAACCTTTTAGGTTTCTATCTATTGCCAAACATTTGGTCATCTTGATATATTATATGTATATATCTTTTTATATAGTTTTTTATAAAATAACTATATAAATTCCTAAATATTCTCCTTTTTCTCTTGAGCTAATTTTTCCTTCTTTTTAAGATATGCGGTTCGAGCCCATTTCTTTTTTTGCTCTGCTGTAGGTTTGTAAGTAGCCTTATAGTTTGTTTCTTCTTGATGCTTTTTTACACGTTCTTTTATAACTTCTTTATTATTTTGATAATACTCTTTTCTACTTCCTGGTGCCGTATAACGTTTCAAATGTTCTTTTGTAGCTTGTAATTCGCTTTCCAATTGAGCTACCCTTTCTTCAAGTTCACTGATACGAAGGTCTTTATCCATTGTCTTATTTTACAATATTATATATAGAATAGTGTTTATATAATTTCTCAAAACAATATTTGTCTTATAACGAAAAAAGTATATAATTAGACACTACCATAATAAGTATATTGTTAATATGAATAATAAAGTTTATGAAGATAATTATACAAATATAGTTGAACCGAAATATGGAAACAAACGTGATTCAACCAAAGATGAAATACTAACAAG